ATCGCTTGCCGCAGAAGCTGCAGCAGGAGCGGCCCCTGAAGTACTGGATGGACCGTGCGCCGCGCTTTCCGACGATCGTGTTGTGGCCGTTGGCCGACCAGGCGTACAGCCTGTTCTTTACGCGGCTGAGGACCATGCGTTCGCCGGCTACGGGACTGACGGGCGAGCTCGACGCGCCGGACCGAATGATACCGGCCCTCATTGCCGGCCTTGCCTGGATGCTGGCATCGAAGAACAAGGAGGCCTTCCCTCTCTTGCCGGGGTTGCGGGCCGAGGCGGACCGGCAGTGGCTGCTGGCGGGTATGGAAGATCGCGAGAAGTCGGACTTCCGCATGACCCCGATGGTGGTGTGGCCGTAGATGGCAGACCTTCCCAACGATCGCTTTGTTCCTCCCACGCGGATTCCGCAGCCGGATCGCAGTGGGAATTCCGCTGGCTCCAGGCCCGTGTCGCCGGCTCTGGTGTGGGCGCTCTGTCCGCGTTGTGGCTTCCGTTACCGGTTGAGTGAAATGCGTGAGGAGGTTTACGATGAGCGCCCCACGGGGCGCCGTGTTTGCCCGGAGTGCTGGGACAAAGATGATCCGCACCTCCAGGTGACCCGGATTGATTTGACGGACGCGGGACTGGTTGAAGATCCATTGCCGCATCCGCAGCAGCAGTCGGTTGTGTATGCCGCCGGCATGTCTCCCACGCAGTGGGATTTGCCGCTGGAGATGGTTCTTGGAACCTTTTACCTGTCCATTGATGGCGTGGACGTGACGCCTCCTGGGCCTCCCGTCGAAGTGTAAGGAGGAATGTATGGCAGACGACGACAGTTCAACGGTGGTTGACACCAGTACGTTGCCGACAGCCGATAAGAGCGCCGGCAAGCCTGACCCTTATCAGCAAGGCTGGAAGCGCATGCTGACGCCGCTCCTGACGGCGGCGACGGTGTATGGCGGCGCCCGGATCTCGGGAGCCGATGCAAAGACCGCTGCCGCAGCGGCGGCCTTGGGCGGGATGATGCGCGTTCCCAGCATCCGGCAGGGGCCGCTTGGATCGGCCATGGAAACGTTCACGGGTGGCCGGCAACCCGCGCAAGCGACACCGGCGAGGGGAACGACGCAGCCCAATTCAGACCTGGCGGCTCGTGTGGCAGCGCTTGAGGCCAGGGGAAGCATGCCGGCGCCATCGACAGGGGGCCAGCCCGGAGGGACTCCACCCGCAGGAGGTCAGCAGGCCGCCGCCGGCCCTCTGGGCGCTCCCGGCTCGACACCTCCGACCGGTCAGCCGACCGATCCGAATGCCTGGTGGCTGCCTGGGTTTATCCCTAACGCACCTTGGGCGCAGCCGGTAGGTGCTCCTTCCCCGGCGTCTGGACCGGTGAAACCGGGCATGGCGGGAGGTGGCCTTACGGGATCGAGGATGGGCCAAGGCAAAGGCATTCCCAATCCCTCCAAGGGACTGCACTTAAAGAATCCGGCGGGCGTCAAGCTGGGGTCGCTCGGAGACCTCATGAAAGGGCCGGCGTTCGATCCATCGAAAACGTTGCGGCACTCCGACCAAAGCCCGAGCCGGCTGCTGGGCCGTGCCGCCGGAATGAAAAGCGTGGGGCTCGCGGCAGGCGGCCCGGTTCAATCGCAGGACCAGGCTGTTGCTCCCGTCAAGGCGAGCGACTGGTTTTTCCAGCACTACGGAATTCGCGATGTGCCGAAGCAGGAGAACGGCATCCTGCAGGATGTGGCCGACAAGGGGCAGGAGAATGTTCGGATCAATTTGAAAGGGGCAGAGATGGCAAAGAAGAAGGAAGAGAAAAAGGACGAGAAATTAGGGCTGGCGCACGGGGGCCCAATCCGGGGCAAGATGTCGCAAGCCATGGGCGGACCTCCCGTTCCGGGCGCGGACATGGAGAATCCCCTGCCGGGGAAAAAGGCGCCGATGAAGTTCGCCAAGGGCGGAGCGATCGGCGGCAAGTCGAAGGTAGTGGGCGCGGGTGCCGTTGTGCGAGGAGTGCGTCCCGCCAAGAAGTATTAAGCCATGCCCTGGACCCTCGCTACTCTCGAGCAGGCCATTACGGATTGGGCAGAGAACCCGGAGCAGACGTTCGTCGCGAACCTGACCAACATGATCCGCATGGCGGAAGTGCGCATTGGCGAGACCGTGCAGGTGCCGTCGATGCGTTCCATCTTTCAAGGCACGCTACAGAAGGGGGTTCCGGTGGTGACCTTGCCGGCTGACTTCCTGTCGCCTTACTCTGTGTTTGGCTACGACCGGGCCTTCGTGCAGTTCCCGATTCCTAACAAGGAAGACGAGTTTATTCGGACGGCCTTTCCGAATCACAGTTACCAGGCGCGGCCAGAGTATTATGCGCTGACCGGTCAGAGCAACATGTATTTCGGCCCGGATCCTGACTGGACTTATCCCTACACCCTGACCTATTTCGGAAGGCCCGAGTCGATCACCACCAACAGTACCGGGACTACCTACGTCGGAACCAACGCGGAAGACGTTCTGTTCTTTGCCTGCATGAAGAATGCCGCTGTGTTCATGAAGGAAGAGGCCGACGTGATTCAGCTGTACGACGGCCTTTATCAGGAAGCGGTCTACAACTTCCGCGTCACGGGTCAGGGCCGTGCTCGTAAGGACTGGTTCCGCAAACCATCCAAGCGCAAGGAAGTCGCGGCGGAATCGACGATGCCGGCGCCGCAGCCGGTGGGAGCGGAGTAACGTTATGCCATTTACCGGGTCCGGCTGGACCGCCAATTTTCGCTCTGACTTACTGCAGGGGAAGCACAACTTCAATGCGGGTGGAGACGTGTTTAAGGTGGCGCTCTACACCAATGCGGCGAACCTGGATGTGTCAACCACCGTTGCTTACACGAACCAAGGGGAAGTCGTCGACGCCACTTATATCGCGGGCGGGAACGCGCTGTCCTCGCTCGGCATTTTTATCGCGGGGCAGGGCGCGTCCTTCGGCCTTTCGAATAACGGCATGGTGGCCTGGGTCAGCTTTTCTCCGCTGGTTTGGCCCGGGGCGAACTTCACATGCCGGGGCGCATTACTTTACAACGCATCGAAGTCCAGCGCGGCAGTTTCAATCCTTGACTTTGGTTCTGACTTCGTCTTTGCGAACAACAATTTCACGATCACGTTTGCAACCGGCGATCCGAATCAGGCTCCGATCCAGGTGCATTAATGCCGTCAACCTTTACACCGTTCCTCAACCTCGAAAAGCCTGGGCAGGGCGAACAGACCAACCTGTGGGGAACCACTCTCAACTCGAACTTCGACAAAACGGACGCCGGCGTTAAGGCGAACAATACAGCAGTCGCGGTCATCCCTGGCATGCAGTCGCAGATCGCGGCGCTGCAGAGCTCTGACTCGACGCAGACATCGAACATCACAACGATCCAAGGCCAGATCACAACCCTGCAAGGCCAGATCACAACGATCCAAGGCCAGATTTCTACTCTCCAGTCGCAGATGGGCACCGCCAACAGCGGCATCAGTACCCTGCAGGGTCAGATGGTGACGGCGAACAACAACATCGCGGCGAACACCTCGGCGATCAGCACGAACGCCGGGAACATCTCGGCCAATACCAGCCAGATCAACAGTCTGAATTCGCAGATTACCCAGTGCTGGAAGGGTCAGATTCTGACCTGGACGAACGTGCATACGACGAATGGCTCGACGATGCATGCCGACTGGGTGGTGCTGACATGGCCCTCCGGGTTCGGCAGCTTTAACGGGATGGCCTGGGGCAACGGGCAATGGCAGGAAGGGGACACCATCGTCATGCCGAACGCCTCGTTTGTCGACTGGCAGATGCAGTGTTTCTTACAGAATTCACCCTCTGGCGGCCCAGTGCAGAACATCGTGGTGCAGACCAGCGGGCTGCAGTTAGTCAATTGCTACACGACCATCACCGGGACTGGACAGAAGTTTGGCCGTGGTTACACGGTAGCGGGGTTTGACATTTTTGCATGGCATTAAAGAAGTTTGTCCTGCAGCCCGGGATCGTTCGCGACGGCACTCGCTACCAGGCGGGTGGTGGCTGGTGGGATACGCAATGGGTGCGCTTCCACGTTGGTTCCCCACAATCGATGGGTGGCTTTCAGCGCATCTCGCTTGTGGGCAATCCTCTGTACAGCGGAGTGTGCCGAGCGCTCTACGCCTGGACGGCGCTTGATGGAACTCCGCTGACGGCAGTCGGGACGTCGACGAATTACTACGTCATCGCGAACGCCGCGCTGCACGACATCACGCCCGTGGGCTTGCCGGTCTCGAACGACGCCGAGCTGTTCGGCAACGGCTACGGCGTGGTGGGCTACGGCACGGGCGCCTATGGCGCTTCTGCCTTGTCGCTCGGTGTCATCACGACGGGTAACGTCACCAACGGATCGAAGGTCATCACGGGAATTCCAACGACCGTGGGGATGCAGATCGGCTGGACGGTCGCGGCCCGCATTGGCGCCCTGACCGTCATCACCGGAGCGACCATCGTTTCGATCGACTCCGCAACGCAGATCACCGTCTCGGTGAATGCGACGTCGACTGGCGCCGCCCAGTTAGCGGTTGGGCAGACCAACCTCGAGATGCGGCTTTGGTCGCAAGCCAACTGGGGCCAGGATTTGTTCTGCTGTGACAAGGATCAACCGAATGGTTTGTATTACTGGGCCTACGACAATGCCTTTTCGAAGGTGATGGTGCCCTTAAGCAGCATGGCTCCCGGTGCGCCGTACACAGCGCGGATGGTGTTTGTCACCGATGACCGGCACGCCGTGGCGCTGGGTGCAACCGATCCTTCTCTGAACCAGCAGGACAAGATGAATGTCTGGTGGTCAGGGATTGAGAACATCACAGATTGGATCCCAACCGACATTAACGAAGCGGGTACGTACCGTCTGGCGCTGGGTAGCGAGATCATGTCAGGCCGCGTGGCGCGGCTCGAGAATCTGATCTGGACCGACTGGGCACTCTACAGCATGCGGTATGTGGGAGCGCCGTATATTTTCGGCTTTCAGCTGGTTGCGCACAACATCAGCATTGCGGGGATGAACTGCACCGCAGACAATGGCTCCGCTGTTTTTTGGATGGGCCAGGGCGAGTTCTACGCCTACTCAGGGGCGGTTGAGATTCTGCCTTGCCCGGTCCGCGACTACGTTTTTTATGATGCCAATTTTGCCTACGGCGAGAAGTTCTTCGCAGGCTTGAACCGGGGCTTTGGTGAGATCTGGTTCTTCTACATTCAGGGGCTGAGCAACACCGAGATCAACTCTTATGTTGTGTACAACTGGGTGGACAATCTTTGGTATTTCGGCAAGATCGAGCGCACGGCGTGGCTTGACCCGGCGGTGACATCCTACCCTCTGGGGGCTGACCAGGGCTTGGTCTATCAGCATGAGTTCGGCGCCGACGCCGATGGGCAGTCGATTGACTCCTGGATCGAGACGGCGGACCTCGATCTGACGGATGGCCAGCACTTCATGTTCACCCGACGCATGATGCCGGACGTGCATTTTATGTCGAACGTTCAGAACCTGATTCCGAATCCGTATGTCACGGTGACGGTCTCTTTCAAGCCGGGTCCCGAGATGCCGGCGACCAAGGTTGTGAGTGCCCAG